CTATACCGACGAGGGAATGCAACTCGCGCAAGTGCTCGAGCGTCAGATTCCTCAAATGATGCCCCAGGCCCAGGTGGAGGTGTCGATGGAACAGGGACCAGAGCCCTCATTTCAACCGACGCAGCGAAAACCGTTAGGATGAGCGATGCCTGAGAATGCACAAGACCTTACCGACTACACCACGGATTACAACCGTCTCCGCGCCCAGAAAGCCCGAAACGTCGGATCGGTCGAACTGCGGATTCTGACCAATCTGGCATTTGTCTCGGGTGAACACTGGGTTGGATCGCAGAATCGGGTCCTCTTTACCCGGAAGCGCGACCCGAACAAGCTCTATCTGGTCTTTAATCTCGCCGCCCAGATGCTCTACAAGATGATGGGGCGTCTGAGCAGCGTGGCCCCGGTCTTTCGCGCTCGTCCCGACAAGCAGGACCCAAAATCTGTTGGCAAAACAGAAGTCGTCAACAAATTGATCAAGGCACTGGACGAGAAGCTCGATCAGCCCTCCCGCACCTGGGAAATCCTGTGGTGGATGGCAATTGGCGGCGTGGCGTTTGAGTATGTCCCGTGGGTGAAAGATGTCACCATGGAGCCGCTCCCGCAGTTCGATCCCGAGACGAATGAACTGATGTGGACCGATGTCCAGACCCAGCAGGTGATTCCTGATTCACTCAGAAAAGAAGTTCTCGCACAGGGCGCTCCAGCAGAACGGTTTACTGTCGTGGAAGAGATGGTCCTCGCCGGAGATGTGGGCAGCGAAGTCCTCAGTCCGTTACAGGTCTTCATCGATGCCTCGGTGCGGTCCATTGATGACCTCTCGCCGGATCAGGCGGTCTATATTGCCAAGATTCGCACGCTCGGATGGATTGAAGCGAACTACGACGTGAGCGACGAGACGATTCAGAACATCAAGGATTCGTCAGAAGTGCGGATTCTCAGCACCGATCTGAAGCAGTTCGGCGATCCCACCGGATCCGTGCATCTCCAGGACCTGATACCACGGATTCAGGGCACGCTCACGGACAAGGACCCGGATCTGTCGGTCGTGGTGGAACGCTACCAACCCATCTCCGCAAAACATCCGAGAGGTCGCTATACCGCCTTTGTCCCAGGTGAACAGATCCTGACGACAGAGGATAACCCCTATGAATCCATTCCGCTGGTCGATTTCCACTGGACGCCCACGACGACCAGTTTCTGGGGTGGGGATTATGTCTCGGACCTGATTGCCCCGCAGCGGTTCCTCAATAAACGGCTCTCCCAACTGGGGGAACAGGCGAATGCCTCCATTTATGGGGACGAACTCCTCGGACCCACGGTCAAGCGTGAGGATATCCCTGCGGATTATCCGGCCCCGATTGAAGGGGGCCTGAATGAAGCCGGCGTCAAGATGGTACAGCGGCGCGACCCACCCCAATTACCTGGGTGGTTTATGCAGTCGATTGATCTGACCCTCAAGCTCCTGAGAGAAATTGCGGGCGGCATTGATTTATTCCAGGAACAGAAGTTCCCGGGGCAACTGCGCGGCCCAATGGCGGTCCCGATGCTGCAGGAGATTATTGACACCCAGTGGGGGAATCTCTACCAGCATATTGGCCAGCGCATGGCCAAAGTGAAGGAAATGCGGGTCAATCGGGTGAAAGAATACTATCCACCCTTCCGCACGATGCACTATACCGACCGGTCGATGAAGGATGAGGTGTTCATCTTCCAAACATCTGATATTCTCCGTGCCGGGACCGATTATTCGATTACCGTGGAGCGGGGGAGCCTGGTTCCTGAGCTCCGGGCACTCAGAGAGGCGCGGATTCGGGAACATCTCCAGTCACCGCTCAGTGTCCTCTACATGGACGAGCGCACCGGAAAAATTGACAAGGAAAAGATCGCCTCGGACCTCGAGATGGGCGATATCGGACGCGAAGCCAAGGAATCCCAGTATCGCAAGCTCGGCATGTCCTTGGTCGAGCGGCTCTGGGAGGGACATCAGCTGCCGCCCCATATTCCGATGCCCTTCTGGAATCTCCGGGTGATCATGGACGAGTTGGAGAGCGAGATGGCGACGACAGAGTTTCTGGGGGCCAGTATGGAGATTCAGCAGGGCTTTGTGGAATTCTGGAACCGATGCCGGAAGTTCCTGATTGAAGCCGGCCAACGGCGACAGGATGGGATGCAGCAACAGCAGATCCAGGGTGCCGTCGCCCAAGCAGCCCAGCAAGCCGCCGCGAAAGCCGCTGCCGAGGCCATTGACATGGCGATGGAACAGATGAAGGCGAGTCAAGAGGTCGGACAACAGGCTCCCGAAGCCTTAGCCCAGGCCATGATGCAGCAGCAGGGCGGACGACCGCAGTAATGCACCGAAAGTCGCATCCGCCCAAGACCGAGGAATCGACCAGTCGTCGAAAGGTGGAACGTGTCATGCACGAGTTCAAAGGTGGGGGTCTTCGTTCCTCCAGCGGAAAGCCCGTGACAAACAAAAAACAGGCGATTGCGATTGCGCTCAGTGAGCAGCGACGAGCAAATCGCAGGAATGCTTGACAGGTTTTTCGTTCGTTCTTATACTGCCAGTACTGCCCCGTCCATAGACGACGAATACGGCACGCGAATATGTTGAAGGGATTCTCTGGCAAGGGAATATCCCGGCGAACACTCGCAATCCACTCGACCGAGGAGGATCGATGGCAGACGACGAAACTCTAAATGCTCCCGATGAGGGAGTGGATGACCAAACCGTACCCATAGGGGGTGACACAGAAGACTCAGGAGCCTGGACGAAGGAAGCGCAGGCCGAGTACACCAAGAAAACACAAGCACTTGCCGATGAACGGAAACAGTGGGATGGTCAGCGTACAGAGCAGCAGCAGCAGTTGCAGCAATACGCGCAGCAGTTGCAGCAGCAAACATACGCCCAGCAGGCAGCCCAGCAACAGGCGCAACAGACACAGACCGCGCAACAACCTGGGAGTCCAACGATGCTGGATCAGATCCGACAGATGTCGTATCTCGATGGACCGACTGCCGCACAGGCAATTGAACGCTTGCTTCAGGAAGGGATTCAACCCTTGCGTCAGCAGCAGCAGCAACGGGACCAAGCCTACGCGCAACTCTATAAGCAACATAAAGCGTTGCAGGATCAGGTGGGGCAAGGTCAAGGCAAGCAAGCGGAAAAAGACTTGGAGTCTCGATTCTCGCAGCTTCGACAGGAGAATGGATTACCCGATAGCGAGGTGGTGAATGAACTCTTGCGAGATGTGTATTACTCGCACGAGGGCAGCGATCTGAACGAGAAGTATCCCGAGATGGCCCGGGGCCGCATCGAAGGGCTCAGGAAAGAATTTCGGGCGATGGATCGTGCAGAAGCTGAAAAGGCGAAACAGCCTTCACCGTTTCCCTCAACGGGAGGTCAGTCGTCATTGACGAGCGGAAAGACGGGCGGCTATAAAAGTCCGGCAGACCGCGCTGATGAACTCTGGCCGATGATGAATCCTGGTCAGTCTGAATAGTGTCACCGCCGTAGGGTCGAAGGAGCAGTCGCCTTATGGCTAGCACAACAGATGTTATTGAAGCCCTGAAATACACCTATGGTGTGGATCAGGTGCTGTATCTCGTCAACCAGGAAGTCGTCTGCTGGAATATGTTCCAGAAGATGAAGAAACCGCTGGCTGGTCGAGGGCAGTTCTTGATGCCCATCATGGTAAAGAACCCCGGCGCGTGGAGTGGATTGGCGGAAGGTGGAGCATTGCCCTCCAATATCAATCCCGATACGACCGAGGCGTCCTTCAGCCTCCAGGAATTTGCGGGGCTGTACAACATGTCGTGGAAGCTCATTCAGGACGCGAGGAACTCGAAGTTTGCGTTCCAGACAGCCCTGAAGATGATGGAAGGCGGCTTCCGCCGACGTATCCTGAAGCTCATCAATGCCGATCTGATTTCTGATGGACTCGGCAAGCTGGCAATCATGCCGGCGGCAGACAACCAGACCACTATTACCGTTGATGCGCTTCCTAGCATCGATCTGGGAATGACCGTGGATCTGATTGATGCCTCTGACAATGATGCTGACTTGGCGGCGTCTCGAACAGTCACAGCGATTGATGTGCAGAACCGCACCGTCACCATCAGTGGATCAGCGCCCAGCGGCACCGCTGCCGGGGATTTCTTCTGTATTGAAAACACGACGAAATCCGGGGCGATTTATCACACCGATGGTCTTCTGGGAATCATTGATGATGCCAATCCTCCCTCTGGGAACTTTGGCAACATTAACCGCAGCACAGCGGGGAATGAGTTCTGGGAGTCGATTGTGCTGGAGAACAGCGGCACCAACCGTGCGCTCACGGAAGACCTCCTCATGCAGCGTGAGGATGCCGTCCGAGAGAAGGGTGGGGCCAAGCTCAACGCCTACATCTCCAATCTTGCCGTCGTCAGGCGCTATCACGAACTCCTGCGTGAAGACACGTTCTTTGCCATGAGCTCGCCGAAAGCATTTGGAAATGGATCAGGAGTTGGGCGTGACGGCGGAGCGCAGCAGAAGGGGAAAGATGGCGGCGATGGTCGCACAATCTACCGCTTCAGCGGCAATCCGTGGCATGTTGATCCATATTTCGCGGCGAACACGATCATCGGGATGGATACCAGCAATTTCTACATTGGACATGGAGAAAATGCGGTCCCACGCCCGGTATCAGAAGTCTTTGATGGCACCCCGTTCTTCCGTCAGACCTCCAATGCGACCTTTGAGGTGGCTTGGTACTGGCAGGGGCAACTGCTGAGTGATAACCCAGCAGCCGGGGCCAAGATCGAAGATGTCGCGGAGTCGTAGAATCTGAGTAGGTGGGGGGAGGGGCATCTCGCCTCTCCCCTGTCACTTCGCCAGAAAGTAGGGAATGATGGGAATGAAAG